ATGGCGATCTCGCGTGCGACACTTGGCAATATGCGCCAGAATCTGGTGATCGCTCTGGTGACCGTCGCCGGACTGCTGGCCGGTGTGTTCTCGGGCGACATTCATATGGCGGGCGGCATGCTGGTGCATCAGTTGTCGGTGCTGATCGTCATCGTCAATGGCATGCGGCTGCTGCGGGTGCCGAAGGCGGCCCGGCGCGCGGCCATCAGTCGGGAAACGCAGGCGTCCGCCGCGGCCGCCAGGACGTAATTGTTGTTCATGACGAGTCTCCCCGCGCCCACCGGCGCGGGGATGGAACTTTCGATAAGGTACATAATGTACGGCAGGAATGATTTGACGGAGATGCGGACATGAATACTCACCCCCACGAACAACCCTGGGACGAGGTTCTTCAGTTCTGGTTCCCCGAGGGACGCTCCGCGGCAATCGCATTGAACGCCCACCGGGAACATTGGTTCTGGCGGATGCGAGGCGGCGCGGACCGCGAGGTCATCGCCCGCTTTTCCGACATCACCGCACAGGCTGCTTCTGGCAATCTTGATCACTGGACCACCGATCCTGAAGGGAGGCTCGCGCTCATCATCCTGCTGGATCAATTTTCGCGCTCGGTTTGGTGCGGCAGTCCACGCGCCTTCGCTCAGGACCCGGCGGCGCTGGAGCTTTCGCTGGATGGGTTGGCGAATGATCATTATGCGGCCCTGCCAACCCCATGGTTCAAGATCGTTCACGGCCTGCCGCTTGGTCATTGCGAAGGGCCGGATCACCTTGCATGCATCAACCGCCTCATCGGGCTGCGCGAGGAGATCGCTGCAGAAGCACCAGAGCCATTACAGCCGATCTACCAGTCACTGGTGAAACAGGCACGAGACGTAAAAGACGTGATCGAAGCTTTCGGTCGTCATCCTCACCGCAATCGCGTTCTCGGTCGGGTATCCACTCCTGCAGAAGAAGCCTATTTGCAAAAAGGCGATTTTCCGCATGAACGGGCATTTCAATGAACCGCCGGTGAGAGAGCGCTCACCCTGCGGACTTTTTCAAGAGAACCCCACCATAGTCGAGACAACTACCGCGTTGATGAGATCGATGAAGAACCCGCCAACGAGTGGAACGATGACAAAAGCCTTGTGCGCCGCGCCATGCACCTGGGTGACAGCGGTCATGTTCGCAATGGCCGTCGCGGTCGATCCAAGCGAGATTCCGCCAAAACTTGCCGCGATAACGGCGGCTTCGTAGTCTTTACCCATTGCCCGGAACACGACCAGTATTGTGTAAGCGACCGTAAGCAGGATCTGAAGCGCCAGAACCGTAAGGATAAAGCCGAGGAAACCGCTCAATGCCCATAGTTGCAGACTCATCAACGCCATGGTGAGGAAGAGCCCGAGAGCGATATCCCCTATCAGACTTAATCCCTGCTGGATGCTTGGCCAATGGCGGTGAAGTGACTTGTTGACGATGCCAGGCGTGGCGTTGCGCACCACGATGCCTGCGATCAGGCAGCTCACGAAGGTCGGTAATGTGAACTCCATCGCTGCGATCGACCGGTCGATGAGCAAACCCAGTATAATAGCGACGTTGAGCCCTAACATGGCCCAAAGGACACTGAAATAATCAAGCTTCGGGGCAGGCTCCTCGTGCGGTGCGCCAATGTCGTGCCGTATGTCACCAGAGGTCACTATCCGATGGCGGCGGATGAGGAACGTGGCGATTGGTCCGCCGATCAAACAGGCTGCGATCAAGCCTACGGTGTTCGATGCGACGCCGAGTTCCAGGGCATTGTCGATTCCTAGCGTTTCGACGAAAAACGGTGCCCAGGCAAGAGTAGTGCCAACACCTCCTGTCAGGGAGATGGAGCCGGTCATCAGCCCGGCGCGAGGATCGTGGCCAAAAATCGTTGCCATCCCCATTCCCGCCAAGTTCTGCACAATCAGAAAGCCTGCCGCCAGGAGGACCAGGATTGCGAGCGGGCGCCCTCCCTTGCGGAGCGTGCGAACATCGGACTTGAGCCCTATCCCAGCAAAGAAGACGAGCAGAAGGAAGTCCCTGGCATCGAGTGTGAAGCGGATTTCGCGGCCCAGGACGAAATAGAGGAAGCTGACAAAAGCTGCACAGGCAAGACCCCCGACGACAGGCTCTGGCACCGAGTAGCGACGCAGGATTTCTGCGTTGAGCGTCAGTATCTTGCCGCTGAGGAGGAGCAGGATCGCGATCGTGAACGAGAAAAAACCATCGATCTCGACCAATAGTACCTCAGGGAAGTTTGTGCAGATGCGGGCAATGCAGCACGATGCAGTGCGGGACGCTCTTCGTCAATATAGCTATGCGGCTCGCTCATCCCTCGATTATCCTTCTCACATCCCGCACGGCACAAACAATCTGCCGCCGTAACAGCAGCGCGATGAGGAGCCCGCCGAATGCGAGCGCACCAATGGCAACGACAGTCTGCCAATCCATGCCGGCAAGTGCTGCAAGTCCGGCGCCACCGCTGCCAAAGATGGTGGTGATCCAGCTCCACTGATCAGTATGCTTGCGGATTTCAGCTTCGACGCTGATGGGGACGACCGGCCTGTCGATCTTTTTTTCTACCACGATTTCGCGAAGGGGCTGGGCTTCTTGATGGCGCCTTTTCACGTCGGCGAGAGCCTGTTGCACGCGATCGGGTTGCACGGCAACATTCTGGCCGGCATAGGCACTTTTGCCGGAGACAGCAGGTAGCGAGGCCCATTCTTGAGCAAGGTTGTTTATCAGCGTGTCTTCCGATAGCCGGCCTGCAAGATACTTGTCAATGCCACGCAGGCCGAGCAGGTAGCAGGCGCAGCGGTTCTGCATGCCCGCATCGAACAAAGCAGTGTCCTACAGGTTGAGCGACTTGCGGATGGCGCGGAGCGTGGTGCGAACGATCTGGTAGCGCCCAAGAGCTGAGGAGTTGAAGCTGTTCGCGGGGTGCTGCAGCATCCTGGTCTGCAGAGCATCGATCTCCTTCAACGTCATGGTGCAGAGATCGACGTCGCCGCCGGTAAAAGCGCCGTAGGCGAGCGTTTCGTCATAACGGCGTCCTCGGTCGGTGCCCTCGGCAAAGCCAATCAGGTCAAGCATGGGCCGATAGACGTGATATTTATCGCGCGCGACAGCATTCGCCGCGCCTGTAGAGGCGTTCGCGTTCATGATGATGTCCTTTCGCGGGAAGTGCCGTGCTACGCCTGGACGACGGCCTTAATGCTGCGGTGGTGCGATAGCCATGCTAATATGCCCGGCAACCTGAGAGCCATTCAGCCGCTCGACTGTTCATCCGTATCGACAGATGTCGTTATCTCAAGCCATCGTCTGCGGCCTTCGGCGCGCTCCTTGATGCCCTGAATGTTGTGAACCCTGCCTTCGTGGATCAGTTCGTCCGATGGCACTATGCCTGCCGTGTTTCGAGAATGGCGGACGATAAAACGGGTCATGCGGTATGCACCAACCGAACCGGCAGCAAAGCGCTCTCCGTCGCTCATATCAAACCGCGCCGCAGGAATGGTGAGTTCAATGTCAGGGCCAAAGATCGGCAGGTTCCATTCGTCGCGTCCAATTTCTTCGCCGGGACGCTTGATGGTAATGCGCCTGTCGAGCCGCTGTGTCGTGATCATAACTGGTAGCGCCGATATTTCGCGATCAGGCTTTCCTCAGCGCGTTCCAGATATTGGCCATTGCCAGTCGCTGCCTCATCCAAAAGCAATTGCGCGCGAAGCACGATCGCTGCCTTGATGTCATTTGGCAGTTCAGAAAAACCTGCCTGATAAGTAACTGACGCGCTGCCGGCGGGGAGGGGATAGTCTGCGTTGAACAGGATGGAAGCTCTGCCGCCTGCATCATAGCGCAGCACATACTCAGTGATTGGAACTTCCACGCCGTCCTCGTCCTTCACCGTCATACCGTTTGGCAGAACCGGTCCCAATGGAAGGTGCATCTCCGGTTGAAACGCATCAAAGTCATGCCGCCACTCCTGGAGCGCAAGACTGATGCCCAAGATCCCATTCCAGCCTTCGTAGTGGTGGATGGCCGATAAAATGGCGAACTCGATGTTTTCTGCATCCTCCACTTCCATATCGTCACCATTCCAGACCACCTTGTTCAGAAGGCGTGCTACTTCGTCGACTGATATCGGGAGCTCTGATGCTGGCGTGAGAAGGACAGGGCGGTGCATGTCAGTCGTCGCTCTTGTTCTTCGTTGTGGGTTTCTTCTCGGGCGCAAGTGCACCGGAGCACGTGCAGCGCGCTCTAGCTCCGGCGGACAGTCATCGCCAGCCTTGTATTCACGCGGGAATGCTTCGCCCTTCAGCGCACCGCGAAAAGGTTTGATGAACTTCATTAAATGACCTCCGTGGAAGGAGACGGGCGACCAAAGCCGCCCGTCTTGATGCTCAGTGATCAGCTGCCATCACCCACGCGGTGATAGCGCATCCATTCGGGGTTCCACATGCCTCCACCAACGCGCTTTCGCGTGTAAAACAGAACGTAAGGCTTGTTGGTATAGGGATCGCGTAGCACCGACATGCCAACCCGATCGAAGATCCGGTAGGCTTGCGCCATATTGCCAAACAGCACCGGGATGGTGCCTGCGGCAACGTCTGGCATGCCCGCCAACTCATGGATCGGCTGACCCAAAACCTGTGCGGGCTGACCTGTCTGGAAAGGCGGCTGCCACAGGTAGTTATCCTGGCCATCCTTCATCTTGCGGATAATGGCGTGGGTCTTGCGATTGGCGTAAAGGGCTGCACCTTGCGAGCGATCCTCCGGCAGATCATAGATCAGGTCGATCAGACCATCTGCTGTCAGCCCGTTGGCGTCACCGGTCAGTACCTCACTGATCGGCCCAAGGGGATGGCGCTGCGCTGCGGGCAGGGCGGTTTCGGTCGTGGCGTCATAGCGCAAGATGCCCTTGGGCTTGTTGACACCCTCACCATTGATGAACGCAGCACCCTCCTGGTAGGCGAACTCGATATTGACCTCGCTTGCAAGCCAGGCTGCCATATCAATCTCGCTGTCTTCAAGAATGCGCTCGGTTGCCGCTGGCATGGCGTAGATCTCGCCAAAGGAGAATGCGTAGGTTGCCAGGACTGAGCCGTCGGTTTGCGGACGGTTCGCCGTTTCGCCCACCCATGCCGACGTGGTGCCATGCAGATTGTAGAGCTTGGTAAAACCCTGGCCGGTCACTGACTGGACAGAGGCAAATCTGCGCATCGGGGAAATCTCGACACGCTCGTCGGTAATGGTACGATCCCATTCGATCGGAGCGGTATAGCCGCCCTTGCTATCATCACCGACTTCATAAGCTGCCGTGATCTCGCCAGCACGGATGGCAGCCTTGACGTTGCTTTCACCATCACCGGACCGGAACCACTCTTCAAACGTTGCCTTGTAGGCGCGATCGGCTTCCGACAGTTGTGAACCTTCACCGCCGCCATTGACCGACATCGCGGCAAGCTTTGCATTGAGCTTGTCGATCTCTGCTTCATATCTGGCGTTGGTTTCGCCAATGCCCTCTTCAATGCGCTTCAGCTTGTCTGTGGTGACAACATCATCGAACCGGGCCGCGATCTCGGCATCCTTTTGCGACATGGTTGCTTTAAAAACTTCCCAATCCTTGTTGAGATCGGCAAAGAGCTTTGTGACGTCGGACGAGCCATCAGCGCGCACGGCGACAATCCCGCGCGCCTTCCGCGGGCTCACATGCTGGGTCATGTTTATCTCCTATGACCGGATTGTTGAACGAAGCTGCTCGATGGCAGCCTTCAAATCGTCAGCGTTGTGCGTGACGGTCACGGCAGCGTCTTGCTTGCCGCCCTTTACCTCGGCCAGAAGCGCACGGCGTTCTGATCGGGTCATTCCTGTTTTGGCGAGCAGGGCATCAACCCGTCGCGCTGCATGGATCGAGCGCGTGCTGGCAGCCCTGGCTCGGTCGTCGACGACGGTGTCGGCAGGCAGGTAGCCGTCGGCGAGGCCCGCCTGAATGGCTTGCTCGCCATTGAACCACGTTTCGTGGTCCATCCACTCGATAGCAGTTGTCTTGGCGACACTAGCGCGATCAGCATAGACGTTTGCCATGGCATCGTCGAATGGCTCCATAGTCTTTGCCGCCTCGGCCAGATCATGGCGATTGCCGACCGCCAGCACCCAGGCATTATGCACCATCATGAAGCCCGCCTTGCCGATCTGGATTTCATCGGCGGCCATGGCAATGACCGAGGCTGCTGACGCTGCGATGCCGAGGATGCGAACTGTCACCTTGTGTGGATGTGCCCGCAACAGATTGTAGATTGCGACGCCTTCAAAGAAATCGCCGCCCGGTGAGTTGATGTCCACATGAACTTGGCCGTCGCCAATCGAGTGAAGCGCTGCTGCAATACGCTTGGAGGTGACGCCGCCGCTCCAGGGATCGTCACCAATCACATCGAGGATGGAGATTGTTGCGGCCGACGGATCGCGCGCCATGATGCCAGCATCCCATTTGCTGAGAGCATCGGCATCCGGCTCAAAGGCGCAGATCGTTGGAAGACGCTCGGCCATGATCTCAGGCAGCTTGCGAAGGCTCATTGCCATTCTCCTGTTGTCCTGGTGCGGGAGGAAGCTCGCCCGGCTTTGCCTTGCCTAGCTCTTGCAGCGCGCGCACTTCGTTTACATCCATCCATGGTTGATGACCGCCAGAGCCCAGTGCCTTGGCGAAGAACTCGGCCTGATCGCTCATCGACCCGCGCAACAGCGCACCCTCGTTGAACTTGGCGTAGTAGGTGGTTTTTTCTCCGTCGCTCAGAACCGAGCGATGAATGGCTTGCTCCCAGGCCGTGAACCAAGGAGCCAACCCGTAGCGCACGAAGAACTGGCCCAATACGTCAATGCCCGAACCCCATGACGTGTCATCGACCATCAGCAGGGGGCGGGGCACGCCGAAGACACGGCCGATTTCTTCAATCTGGTGCTGGCGCGTTTCAAGGTGCTGGTTGTCCTTGCCGGTCTGGCTGAAAGGCGACGCTTCCATGTCCTCTTCGAGGATCAGCCATTTGTGCGCATTCTCGGCACTTTCGCGATCAGCCATGCTGGCCTTCAGACGCTCATAAGCTTCTGGGGAAAGCTTGCCCTTGTGTTTCAATGCGCCACCAACCAGCATGCCGTTGCGAAAGAGCCTGGCAGCAGCGCGCTCGGTCTGAAGTGCAAGCCCGATGGCTTCGGCAGCCTGGCGAACCAGCGACATGCCGCGCAGCCCGTCATGGGAAAGCCCACGCAGATGCAGGATTTCATGGGCTCCGAATATCTGCGCTGCTCCCTTCGGTGGCTGATAGCGATATTCGACAGTCCAATCGTCATTCTGCCTGATCGACACCATGCCACCCGCGAGCGGTACCAGTCGGATCGGCCTGCCCATCGAGCGGACAATCAGCGCGAACGCATTACCCTCGACCAGCGCGCGCATTTGCATCAGCGCCTTGAAGTCGAACGCTGACTGCCAATCGTTGGGCTGCGTCATCAACAATCGATAGAGCGGATGGTGTTCAGCCTTTCGCCTGTCATCGCCGACCTCGAACAGATGTAGCGGCAACATGCCGATCGTATAAGAAATCAGCGACACGCACCGAAACACGGTGGTATTCTTGAGAGCCGTTGCCGTGGTGACATTGGCGCCGCTTTCGGTCAGCGCTGCGGACATGGCCCGCATCAGTTCGAGCGTGCGCTCACCATCCACCGTGACAAGGTTCTCTGGCATCGACGCAGAGACGTCCGGCATCCTGCCAACGGCTGCTCGGAGCAGGTTGGACAAATATCCCATTCAACTTTCCCTGCTTAAGAGCAATTCCCGGAAAAGTGTGGAGCGCTTTTCCAGTCCGGAATTGCGATGACACAAATGGATAGAGCCAAGCGGCTCTAGACCACGAGGATGCCGCGGGTCTCATAGATCGAGCGTCCAGCATTGACGTCTCGAGCTAACGCCCGGCCAAGCGCATTGCAGATGGCAACAATGCCGTCGATCCGCTCCGTCGAGCGTTCCTTGTCCGGTTTGATGTTACCGGCCGGATCATGGCGCACAGCAACATTGGAGGCGTTCCAGCGCAACACCGGATGACCGCCATGCCAGAGTGAGCGCGATACCGACAGCCGTTCGAGTTCCGCCGTCGGTGCAGCCATGCTCAAGAACCCCTGGCCAAACTGCACCAGGCTCAAGCCTTCGTCCTGCAGGTTCTGAACGATCTCACCTGCGAAAGTCCGGTCGTAGGAGAGCTCGCGCATGTCGAAGCGGGCCGCCAGATCGAGTATCTCCTTCTCGAGGAAGGAGAAATCGGTAGCATTCCCCGGCGTTGTGGTCAGAAAACCCTGATCGCGCCAGACATCGTAGGGCACGCGATCACGGCGCACCCGGCGCAGAATGTCGTCCTCAGGGATGAAGAAGCGGCAGAGGACGATCCACTTATTGGCCAGTGCCCCGAGCTCATCGTCGAGTGTCGGCGGAAACACCAGCACGAAGGCTGACAGATCATTGACGCGGGCAAGATCAAGCCCGCCATAGCACTCGCGACCAGTAAGTTTTCGCTCCAGTTCCACCAGATCATGTTTGACAATCCGCCAGTCGGTGGTGGCGGGATGACCACCTTCCTCCCAGACGCTCATGTCGAGCCAACGCGTGACCTGCTCAGTCCATTCATTCAGGCGCAGGCGGCGAATGGCGTTCTGCTGCGCCGGCATTTCCTTAGCTTCATCAATCTGGCGCTTCAGATCATCGATCTTCACTGTGACGCCAAGGCTCGGATTGGCTTTCACCCACACCGCAGGATCGGTCCAGTCGTCACCGTCATCGATGGTGGCAATATAGCCAAACCAGCTATCTGAAGAGTCCGTCGGCACCGTTCCTTCCAGCGCCTTGACCGAGAACTCATGATGCTGTCGGCACACCGAATGTCGGTCATAGCCTGCTGTCGTGATCTCGAAGATCAACGGCTGACGACGGGCACCCGTTGCGGTGTTGAGCTTCTGGATGATCTCCGGTCCTGGATGTTCATGTACTTCGTCCACGGCCGCGAAGTGAATGTTGAGACCGTCCATCTTGGTCGCATCGGCTGACAACGGTCTGAACCAGGACGAGGTTGGCAATACTGCCAGATTGTTCACGGTCCTGGTGATCCTTGCCTGCAGCGCAGAACTTGCTGCCACCATGCGCTCAGCCTCGCCAAAGACAATCCGCGCCTGATCGCGGGTCGTGGCCGCTGAATAGACATGTGCACCTGGCTCACCATCGCGGCAATCAACGCATAGAGTGCGGTGCCGGCCAAGAGCACCGACTTGCCGTTCTTTCTCGCCACTTCGACATAAGCAGTGCGAAACCGACGAAGGCCATTCTTGCGCTTCCAGCCATAGAGCGAGCCAACAACAAACTGCTGCCATGGCTGCAGCGTAAACGGTTCGCCTGCCCATTCCCCGGTTGAATGGCGCAGATGCCCGAAGAAATCGATGGCATGGCGTGCAGCGTCAATATCCCAGACCAGACCACGTTTGCCGCCGAGCTTGAGATCAGAAAGATGCCGCTCGCAGGCGAGCCGAACAAGCCGGCCGGCAACGATCTTTCCGCTGACCACAGCGCGTGCGTAAACTGTGACCGGGGAAAGCTGCCAACGTTTTGCATCCTTCGAGATTGCACAGTCTCCTTTAGTGTTGCCGCGTCGACGAACGCGGGTCTTCACTTGAGTTGACTTGGCCGCTAACATGTTCCGGACGATGGGGGGCAGGAGCATGGATGTCTCGGTAGGTAATCGTACGTCCAACCAACTGATTGAAGGCGATGTTTATACACGTGAGGATTTACGCCAGAAATTCAGCATCACAGATGCGACCCTCAACACTGGAGTATTCCGTCCGAAAGGGTCGCTGTCGATTTGGCTGTTCGTAACGGAAGAAAAGACCGCAGATCGCACGCAATATCATGATCGTTTGGCGGGGGATTCTCTTCACTGGCAAGGTCAAAAGAGCGGCAGGACCGATCGGCTCATCATCGAGCACCAGCAGAACGCTCTGGAGCTGTTAGTCTTTTTTCGCAAGCGAAAGTACGAGTTTCCAGGTGCTGGGTTTCGATACCTCGGTCCGTTCGAATATATCAGCCATAAAGGGGGCGGACCCACCGATTTCGTACTTCGTCGCATTCAAGTCGGCTCGGTGCTTATTGCACCTGAGCAAGCGGATCGAGAGCAATTTGACCCTGCTGACGTTGAAGATGCGCGCGAACGGATCGCACGCTCAATTGCGCAACGTCGCGGGCAGCAGGCGTTTCGAACTGCTCTCATCGATGCATATGATGGTCGATGTGCCATCAGTGACTGTGCTGTGGTCGACGTACTCGAAGCAGCGCATATCGTCCCCTACCGGGGTCCGGCGACCAACAGCGTCCAAAACGGATTACTTCTGCGCGCGGACCTTCACACGCTGTTTGACTGTGGCTTGATCGCAATTGATCCGCAGACGATGATGGTCGTTGTCGCCCCATCTCTGCAGAATTCTGAGTACCAGTATCTTCATGGGCGGCAGCTTCGTTCTCCAAGAGACCCCATTCAGTCACCGAGCAAGAAAGCGCTCAAGCAGCATCGAATGCAGCTACGGCGGTAGCAATTTTCATGCTTTTCTCCCGCGAACTAAAAACTCCTCAAAAGGGTCGGTGGTTTCTGGTGGCTCCGCCATGCGGATGCGCGAGCGGCTAGATGGCGTCAGCCCGAACTCGCTTTCAATTTGAGCCATTTGCGCCAAGCACTTGTTGGCCACTGCCAGAAACGGATTCTGGATGATGTTGTCGTTGGAGGTCTTCACCACGTGGCCGCGGCGTTTGACTTCCACTTCAGCTTCCAGCCAGCGCCGCCAGATGACGACGTAGCGAGCGAGTGCACCAGTATCGAGCTCAGTCATGACGCCATGACGCGCCAGCATCTCGGCCATTTCCGTGAACTTGGTGCTGGCTCCTTCATCGAGATGGTCGGGTGGGTCAGGCGTTGCAACCACCGGCTTCGGCTCGGCCTTGTTCAGGCGATGCGGCCGGGCCGTGCCCTTGACCAATTTTAAATGCGTGGGCAGCGGCTTGCGGCCGGCCATTTCGGAACTCCTAAACTTGTGCTGTGTTAATGTGGCACTCTTCATCAGTCACACACGAGCACCCAGGCATAGATGCCGGCACGTCTTCCCAACACCCAAGAAGAAGGAACCAATCATGTCATTCAATAACAAGGTTGCCCTGGTTACTGGTGCTGGCTCCGGAATTGGCGAAGCCGTCGCCAAGGAGCTGGCAAGTCTCGGGGCTCGTATTGTCCTCGCAGATATCAACGAAGCAGGTGCGCAAAGAGTGGCCGACGAAATTGTTGCAGCGAAAGGAGAGGCCGTCCCGTTCAAAGCTGACAGCGCTTCGCCTGACGATAACAAGGAGGCAGTTGCCTTTGCTGTTCGGACCTATGGCAAGCTGAATTACGCAGTCAACAATGCCGGGATCGGCGGAAACGCAGCACCCACCGGAGAGATCGATATCAAAGATTGGGATCGGGTAATCGATATCAATCTAAACGGCGTGCTCTACGCCATGCGGTATCAGATACCTGCCATGCTAGATAGCGGTGCCGCCGAATGCGCCATCGTCAACATGGCCTCAATCCACGGCACGGTTGCTGCAATTGGCAACAGTGCCTACACGGCGGCGAAGCATGGTGTGGTCGGCTTGACTAAGAACGCAGCAGCCGAATACGGACCCCAAGGGCTGCGCATCAACTGCGTAGGTCCTGCTTATATTGACACGCCTCTTCTCGATAACCTGCCAGATGAGGTCCGCGCAGAACTGGTATCGCGTCATCCACTCGGTCGCCTTGGAAGGGCCGAAGAGGTAGCCAAGGTCGTACGCTTCCTGTTGTCAGACGACGCATCATTTGTCAGCGGGAGCTATTATCTTGTTGATGGCGGATACACGGCGATCTGAAACGCTTAACACAAGCTCTTTGTCTCCAGATCATTTATACGGACTTCGGGACTGAAGGTCTCATCATCTCAAAGAACCGCCGCAGACAGTAGCTGCGGACGATCGACACCACCGTGAAGATGGCTCCCATCGCCATGTTTTCGGCGAGCGTAGTCGACAACCCGAACAGTGGAAACACTACGATCTGGGTGATGACCGCGATGCCGTAACCGACGGCGACATTGGTGAGAGCTTCAACCAGCGACATGATGCGCGATTGTTTCATACAGCAGCATCTTTAGCGTCCGGCACGCGCTCGGCAGCAACCTCGTCAAAGCTGCGGCCGTCGCTGTCGAGCGTCGCCTGTTTGCCGGTAAATTCCTGCCAGCGGCCCACGACGACGTCGCAGAAAGGTTCTGACAGCTCGAGGCCATAGACTTTGCGGCCGGTCTTTTCACCTGCGATCAGCTGTGAACCCGATCCAGAGAACGGTTCGTAGCAGATATCTCCGGGGCGAGTATGCAGCTGCATCGGCAAGGTGAGCACGCGTACTGGTTTCGAGGTCGGATGGTCGCGGGTTTCGATCTCGGACGAGGGGATGTTCCACACCGTCGTCGGCCAGCTTTCAAAGCCTTCGCGGTTGATGCGGGGTTTCTTGCCGCGAACCCAGCCAAACAGGCACGGTTCATGTGCCCACAGCATTACCGAGCGGGTCAGTACCGGGCGCGACTTGGCCCAGATGATTTGCTGGTGATGCAGGACGTCGAATTGATCCCAGACAGTTTCCAGCATACGTTGGCGGCGCGAGGCGTGCCAACAATACCAAGCGACGTTTTCGGCGATGGCGTGGTCGATCGCTACCTTGCAGAACGCCTCATAAAACTGAGGGCCCTGACTGGAATCATCCCAGTGCGGCTGTTCGATGTAATCCTCGCCCCAATCCTTGTTGGCGATCTTCTTTGCACGCGCCGAGGCGTTCTTTTTCGTCGGATGATTGGTGCCGTCATAGTCGACAAGGTAGGGCGGATCAGTCGCGAAGAGCGCCGCCCGCTCGCCATTCATTAAGCGGGTGACATCGTCGCCATCGGTGGAGTCACCGCAAAGCAGCCGGTGATCACCCAGTAGCCAGAGATCACCACGCCGCGTTACAGGCGTTGCGGGCAGCTCTGGAATGGCGTCATCCTCAGTCAGCCCGTCCTGTTCATCGCGGTTGCCATAGAGCAGGTCCTGCAACTCGTCGTCGCCGAAGCCGGTTAGGCCAAGATCGAAACCCGCCTCCTGCAAGTCGGAAAGCTCGAGAGCCAACAGATCCTCGTCCCAACCGGCATTAATTGCGATGCGGTTGTCGCTGATTACCAGCGCACGACGTTGTGTTTCCGAAAGTCCTGACAGCACGATTGCCGGCACAGTTTCCATGCCGAGCTTGCGTGCCGCTAGCACCCGGCCATGGCCAGCGATCAGCGTGCCATCCTCGGCAATCAACACCGGGTTGGTAAAACCAAACTCCCGGATGGAACCGGCAATTTCAGCAACTTGCGCTTCGGAATGCGTGCGAGCATTGCGGGCGTATGGCACCAGTTCATCCAGGCGGCGGTATTCCACCGCAAGCTGGCGATCGATAGCGCCACGAACAGCAGGTTCCTCATCGGTAGCTGACACGGAATTGTCCTTCTTCTGGATCGTTCATTTTGGGGCGCACCCCACATGCTCCATTTTGGCTACGGATGTGTTTTTGGCGCGCCCTGGTCCCCGGTCGGAGCCTTCACAACTTTCGAGCCCCCCCAACGGCGGGAAGCGTTGATCATCCTCGCTATCGGTGTTGCTAAACATTCTGCAATCCTACTTCTTGCCGGTCGGGCTGCTGTGTGGTTACCTCCACCCGCTATGTTAGGAGACGCTCA